ATTTAAATTATTCTCAACGGTTATTTGAGAATTACCTGATAGATGAGATGCTGCTCGCATCATAACTGTTGTAGTGTCGGTATCGGCAGAGAAGAATAAAGTTCTTACATTAGCTTTTAAAAACTTTACAGCCCGATCAATAGAATCAGGTCTGCTTCTTGATGGAATAATAACGAGGTTAGTGTTCATAGTGTCCTAATGTATTATGGATGCTTGGTCAAATTTTTTATATACAACAGGTGCTGCATCTCTTTCAACGATCTGACAGTGAGCATAGTCAACCGCCAAAGGTACTGAAACAGATCCATCTGCTGCGTGTGGTCCAAACCGATTCTTAACAACAGCAATCCTTAAATGTTTATTAAAAGGATCATAACCCATTGTTAATATCAGGCTTGGAAGTTGTGCCACTTTACCGTGTATAGCCCTGCGAGGTGGTGGGTTCATACCCTGACCATACTCACTGTGTTCTGAAACGTGGTGTAGAACTAAGACGCAAGCCTCAGTATGACGAGCCATATCGTGCAGGTCCATCATAATAGATCTAAGTCCTGCCCACTCATTATCAGTTTCAGCAGCTATATTCATAAGGTTATCTATCACAATTAATTCTGGAGCAGCACCGTATAACTCTATGTATGCCTTGATCTCACTCTCAATATCATCTAATGAAGGTGATGAATCAAAGACCCATTGAATATCTTTCATCTTATCAAAGTGCTTGTCATACCATTTGCCACTGGCATTTAAATTATTCTCAACGGTTATTTGAGAATTACCTGATAGATGAGATGCTGCTCGCATCATAACTGTTGTAGTGTCGGTATCGGCAGAGAAGAATAAAGTTCTTACATTAGCTTTTAAAGCATAAACCAAAGCAAACATAGACTTACCTGCATTGGGTGCCGCAGCAACCATACAAACTTGTCCACGTCTAAACCTAATTTCAGCAGCCTTCAACGAAGGCCACACATCAGGAAGCGGTGTAGCTTTTGTAGTGACTCCACCCCAGGCTCTGCTTAAACTAAGCAACTTCTTCCTCTCTCAACTTTAACTTGGCTCTCATTCTGCCACGTTCTCTTTCGTTTGTTGCTCCCCATATACCAAATCTTTCGTTAGGAATAGCCCACTCTAAACATTCGCTTAGATGTGGGCATCTCCTGCAAACTTCTTTGGCTTTCTTTGCCTGAGAATATTCACCTTTGTCAGGGAAGAATAACTCTGTGTCTACCTCGGCACATAACGGGTTCTCAAACTGTTTTGGAACCCGCATAGGTTATCTAACCCAGACGGCGTCGCACTTATCAGTTGCACCCTTTGGAGCACTACACATCCAAGCACGCCAAGCACCCTTAGCACCTTCACCGGTGCGATAGTTCATTGGGCCGTGCTTACAAGTTGGTGCATCTCCGTTGATAGGTGCAGCGTTTAATGTTTTAGTTGCATAGGCAACCGCTACGTTAGCTGCTGCTGATTGATTCAGCGATGATGATACTGATGAGATTAGAGTAGATAGATCCTGAATTTGTGTCAGGTGTCCTTCTAGCTCTGTGTTTGTCTTGGCATAAACATTTACAAGTGTTCCATCTTTTAGTTTGAAGTTAACTTGTAGTGCTGTATCGCTATTTGAAGCGGCCATTATTTTCCTCCAGTTGGTTTGACAGAGATACGGGTGGTCTCTTGTCCTTGTTTGTATGGTATGAAACCGAGAAGCTTCTCCACTTCATCGGCATCAACTTGCTTGCGACCTGCTACAGATGACCAGGATATTTGTATCCCACTGTAGGTAGTGCCAGCAAATCCTTCTAGTGATGTTTTGATTGAGTCCCTTGCTGTTGTCAAACTCTTAACTTGTTCATCAAGTTGTAGATATAACAAAGCGTTCTTGTCGGCATCGGGATCATCAATCACCACCTCTGCCTCTTTGATACGTTCTTTTTTTAAGCCAACACAGCCCATCTCACCGGTGGCATCATAGTATTTACAATAGAACTTACAGTAGTTCTCATCCTTCTCAGGCTCTGGTGCGCTAGTTGATTCTTTAATAGCTGACAACCAGTTCATTGCCTCTTCTGCAATCTTAGGATCATATGGTTCAGAGTGAACCTTTACATCGCGTTCATCACCATCACGGGCTATGGCTACCAAATTAACAGTTCGAGGATTCCCCTTACCCGACTTGTCAAGAAGATAGCCATATACCTGCACCTGCCACCGTTGTTGTTGTGATGGAAAGTATGAAAGGTTTTTAACCTTAACAGTTTTCCAATCTACAACATCACCAGTTTCAGGAATCCATAGGTCGATGTGTGCTTTCATTCCGTTGTACTCGACCTCTGTTTCCACCTGATACTTCTTACCAGTTGGATCAGCAATAGCCAAAGCCTTTTCAATCTCTGCGTGAATCGCAGTACCCATAATGGCAGCGAGCTTTAACTCGTTCTCATTAGTTTCAGGTTGGTCATTAAGACGATACCAAACCTTACGGCGGCATCCTCCTAACTCAGACGGTCCAACCTGTTTTTGTGTACTGCGACTACGGGCCGCATCTTTGTTCCTTAAAATCTCTATAAGTAAATCTTTTGGGTTAGACACTACAAACCCCACTTAATAAAACATTCAAGAATAAACTTATACATTTCTAAATCTAATAAATCAAACTGTAATTGCCAAAGTATTTCTCTCATCTTACCTTCCTTTTCTGCACGGCTATTTGTATCGGAGGACAGGTGTTTATGTCAAGTAGTGATGCAGTCTCAACTGCTCTCTGTGCTAACTCTGCCGCCTCATCTTGAACCAAGAACTTATCACTACGGCGAGAGTACATATATCCCAAAGCAAACTGACCACCGGAACCGATACCGTAGTAGTTAGCTTCAGATTGAATGAACGACATATCGGATGCTATATGAAATATGAAACCGTTGAAAGCAATTAGATAATCAAAGCCAGCTTCTTTATCTTTATCATTATCATTCCAAGCGTAACCGTTATCGGTGAACGTCTTGATGATCGATGGGATGACTCGCTTGCCCATAAACTGAACTTCATCTTGGCCTTTGTATGCTGGCGGATTCCAGTTATAAGTTAAGATATCACCAGGCCTAGTATCACCAGTAATCGCAAGAAGGTACTGACCCTTCTCAATTATCTTAGGCGTCTTTAAAGAAATAGTACGCAAGTTATCTTCGGTGATCTGCGAATCAGCAGCTAATATACAAAATGTTTTACCTTGAACTCCAACGACAGTTGTCAAAGTTTCCTCCCTATGTCTTGGGATAAAGGTACCACATAGTGAACTAAGACACGCCGTTGATCACCAGATGCTTCTATCGGAGGAGTGTGTATGAGTACAATATGAGCGTCAGCGAATAAAACACCAGCCCTTACGGGCTGTGATTAGTAAGGATACTGGGTGTTCCGTCTACCAACGCTGCGAAAAAATAGAAGAAAACTCCCTGATAAATTTGGTTCAGATCTCCGCTCACTAGGACCACTTCACATATGTTCTTGTGGCTCAAGTCTATTCACTGTGCTGGTTCAGTTTGATGATTATGAGATCTGTTGGTACTACCTAGACGCAACCTGTGCTAGCTGCGGTAACTTGGTGTGTGTACCTTGTCCTGCTGACAAAATGTAGGCACAAAAAAAGAAGGGCGCCGTTAAGCGCCCCTCTGTCTTACCTCGCAGTAAACTAAATACTACTTACGACCAAATTCTTTCTCTGCTTTATCAGCCCACTTAACTGCAGGGGCTGCTATAGAACCAATTAGAATTGCGTACTGAGGTGCTACATCTGCTGCCAGAGCTACACCCATAGTTACTGCTGAAGCAAGGACTGCTCGTGCATAGGACTTAGCCATACACTTAAACTCTTTGCTTTTTAACTTAGCTATTAGATCTTTCATAACCATCCTTTAAGGGCGAGCCACGCCCATAATCAGGGAGTAGGAACGTTTCTTTAGAAACACACCATCTCCATTTGATTGACTTCCCTTACTAT